AATTTCTTAACAGACACTGATGCGTTTTTCATTATTACAGACGTGCCAAATGGTATGAAACATTTCGAAAGAACTCCATTGACTACTAAAATGGAAGGTGATTTCGATACTGGTAATGTTAGATACAAAGCTAGAGAAAGATACGTATTTGGCGTATCTGACCCTAGAGGTATCTTTGGTTCTCCAGGAGCATAATACTTAAATTTTTTGTGGCGGGACATAGTTCCGCCACAATCATAAAATAGAAAGAAAAAACCATGAAAAAATTCCTAATAAACATATATGCATACGATCTTCATGCTAGATTTGAAGTAAAATCTAATGATAATGCTGTTTCTCTAGAACAAGCAATAGTTGACAAACTAGGAGAAAATGTTATAACTTGGGAATCAACGGGAATGTTTTCGAATGTTCCTCATCGAATAACCTATGAGGAGGTTAGTAATGATACAAGACCTTTACAAAGCAAAAAGGTCCTTGGAGTTGAAGTGGGAACAGGAGCATCTATCTAATGGTAGATATACTCTTGAAATGGTCAGAATTGATGACAAAGTTAGAGAAGTCATTACAAAGATCAAGCTGGAAGAAGCAGCAATTGCCCACAGGCATAACACTATTGAAGATGCCGCTCCACAAGTTTCTGTAGCTACTTAATAAAAAGCTACACTGCTGAAATGCATAAATACCGTAGGCTCTCTTGCGCTTCACTTAAAAATACTATATAAAAAACTCACTAAGATATTAATAGAACATAAATTGGTTATCTTTTTCTTAGTAGGATAACTGGCGCATAGGAGGCGCTGATTATATGACAACACACTTTTCAAACGGAGTAACAAACGTAAGAGGAAAAGATGGAGATACTTCCTTATTTAGTGGTATCAAACAACCTCTAATTACTGGTGGTTATGGGCAAGAAGTTGCTTATCAAAACGACTGGGTAATTTATAACTCAGGTGATTGGGATGTAACATCTGGCGGTGGTTCAGATTATCAACTAGTAGATTATGCTGGTGGATGGTTAAGACTTGGAGACGATGCTCCAGCGGCTGGTGAAATTACTGGTCTTTCTGGTAAAGAAGTATGGAACTACAACTCTGCTAAGCAATGGTGGTATGAAACTAGAATTGCTGTATCTGATGTTAGCGATGGAAACATTTTTGTTGGCTTTGCTGACAATGCATTTGTTGATCCAGCAACTGTACCAACTGATTGTATTGGTTTCTCTCATTTAGAAGATACTACAACTATTCAGTTCATATCTAGAAAAAATGGTGCTGGTACATCTTTTGATATGCCGATAACAGCAGGTGGATCTAACTATACATTAGAAGATTCTTCTGTACCAACTCAAACTGCAACTCAATTTGAAATCCCATCTAACTCTGTTAGATTAGGTTTTCATTTTCAACCTGCAGGAACTGAGCTTGGCCAAACAAGTGCACAATACAAATTGTACTTAGATGGTAAGAAAGTTGGAACGCAAGCAGCTACAACTGTTCCAGATGATATAGCTTTAGAACTAAAAATTTTCTTAGAGAATAAAGGTACTAATGCTAATGGTCTGAATACAGACTGGGTTCAAACAATCCAACAAAGATAATAAATTTAACTAGGGCCCTTCGGGGCCTTAGTATAATTTAATAGGAGATTAAAATTATGCCAAATGTATCAGGAGTAAAAAGTAAACAAGCAGTATTCGGAACTGACACAGATGCAATTTCTGCTTCAGGCACAGCGACTACTTTAGTTTTATTAAATAGTGGTCCTTGGGTTAATGCTCAAACGGTTACTCTAACTTCTTCAGCCAACAACTCAGGAATAACTTTTGTAGTTGTAGGAAAAGACGCTAACGGAGATGCTGCTACAAGTGCAGCAACAGCTGGACCAAATGCCGGTAATGTAAGTGTAGCTGGAACTTGGACAGAAATAACAAGCATCACTGCAAGTGGATCTATCACAACAGACATTTCTGCTGGAATAACATCAGGAGCTACAACAGGAATTATTTTTGCTGGCAGAACTAGAGTCAGAAGCATGACTGGAGTTGCTGGTGCTGGAGCAGGA